TCTCCGGACCCGGAGGCCACAACCACGTGCGCACAGGGTTCGTTGCGAAATTCTCGCCGATCCGAGAGTCTTTCAAGCCCGTGGCCGTGGTCATGGCCGACACGCTCGGCGAGGTCTTCGAGATCGGCAACGGGATGGGCGACGAGCGCCAAATCACCTACCTGACCCTCGGCCGGATGCACTCGGTGTCCGTGGGGGACTTCATCCAGGACTCAGATGGGGAGTGCCATCTCGTGATGCCGATGGGGTTCTTGCGGCTCGGGCGTGTTACACTTGAGGTACCGGAGGTTTACTATGCCTAAGACGACCAAAGAAATGACCGACGCCGAGTTCATCGAGCACATGAAACTATCGGCGCCCGCATCGCCCGTGATTTGTGACCCGGCGAGACTGCCGAAGCCCATGCCACTGAAGGCCCTAGGGATCAAGCCCACGAAGAAGGCCTCCGAAGCCTCTCCGGGCGGCTCGAAGGGGTCGGTCCCTAGGGTAGTACCGGGACCGGGCGACTGGGCCTCCGTGGCGGTTCGGGAGTGCTTCTCGGACGAAGATCTGGTGGCGCTGTGCAAGAAGTACAAGCTTGACCCTGCCATGGTGACCACCGCCCCAAATAGGGGTGTCGCCAAAATGCGGGTCTCCAACGCACTACGCCGCTTGGACAAAAGCAAAAATGCGACTGCCTGAACAAAAGCTCTGGGACCGACTGTCTTCGATGATGGTCGGTGCCTGGGACGCTTGCCGCATTGAGTCACGCGTGGAGAAATCCGCCCCCGACGTCTACTTCTCGCACCACGAGGTGCACGGGTGGCTCGAATTAAAGGTCTACCAGCCCCCCACGCGCAGCAGCACGAAATTCGCCATCCGGTCTTGGACAGCAGGGCAGCAGGCCTGGGCTCGACGATTCGCCGAGTCGCTCACCCCCGTCTGGCTCGTCGTCCACTTCGCAGGCACGCAGAAGATTTACATCGTCGGTGCCCTTGATGCACTGGTGGTGCAAAATGCGGTCTCCGTCGAAGAGTTCGAGTCGCGCTTCCAGGATCAGTGCGTGCATTGGCTCAATCGTGACCCGCACGTGATGCTTGACGTGCTGCAAGATTCGTGGTTTAATTCGTGTGTGGCCGCTGCAACGGCGCCACGGACGCTCAAGCTAGTACCGAAGCAGTAATCTCGAAAAGCGTTCCACCGTTCCACCAAGATGGAACAATAGATGGAACAGCGAAAACCCCCGTAAGAAAAGAAGCTCGGAGCAATTGTTCCATCGTTACACGCGTACGCGACCATTATCCTGTCGCAAGGCTGCGACAGAGGTATAATCGGCAGATGGAACGGTATACACAACGGAACACAACTCGAAAAGGCCCGAAAGACGCGGGCTTCGAGGCAGTAGGGTGTTCCATCACCCGTTCCACCTTAATGGAACAGAGAAGGGTTCTTCAGACGCCAAGTATCGTCTCTCTCTTATAATAGTCTCTCTGGGATAGGACCTTCATACGCGTGCGTAAGTCGAAATTCGAGGAGTGCCTCACGCGTTCTGTGCTGCCTCTCATCGCGGAACAGTCGTGGAACGCCTCCCTCAATTTGGGAGCTTTTGAGGGCCATTTGAATTGTGTTGACCCGCGCTCTGTGTTATTATCGCGTCCATGCAATTCAACGACGGCTACACAGAGATCCACGAGATCGGCCCTGAGACGCTCGCAGACCTGGAGCGCCGTGCTGGTGTCTCGATTCACGCGCTGCTCGACTCGATCGTGAAGAGCCGGGTGCGGTACCCTGATTCTGACTCCTGTCGTCTCTCGCATTCGCTTACCTGCAATGACCCTTCGATCAAAGCCACCGGTACTCTGAAGAAATACGAGGAGACCAAAGCCTACAAAATGCTGGTCATGCTCGCCGAGTTTCGTGACGGGATGGAGGAGCGGTTTTCGCTGCGGGCTGCATACCGAAAGGCCAACGTCAGTCGAAATTCGATGCAGGAGTGGCGCAAAGAGCATCCGCTGTTCGACGCGCTCATTGACTCGATCCAGGACGAAATGGTGGACACCATGCGTGCCGAGGCCTATCGCCGGTCGGTGGTGGGTGTGGACGAGCCGATCTTTTATCAGGGCGCCGACACCGGGCATCGTGTTAAAAAGTACAGCGACTCGCTGCTGCAGTTCACGCTCATGGGGTACGACTCACGCTTCCGGGCGAAGGACGTCAACATGAACGTGTCTGGGTCGCTTGATACCAACGTCAACGTCGAGGGTCTTCGTGATCGTCTTGCCCAACGCCTCAAGTCGAAATCAAAGACGCAAGAAGAACAAGACTCCTGAGGACAGCAGCTGGGAGGCATTTGTTGCCACCCTCACGCCGCCCGAGGTAGTCGAGCTCTTTTATGATTGGCCCACCTGGGCACGACCAAATCAGCTTGTGCCTGATGGTGATTGGTGGGTGACGTGGCTCATTTTGGCCGGTCGTGGGTGGGGCAAAACGCGCTGCGGTGCTGAGTTCATTCGCTACCACGTCGAAAATCAGCTCGCCTCCCGCATTGCGCTGATCGCTGAGGACGCGGGCGACGCACGCGACGTGATGATTGAGGGTGAGTCAGGCATTCTGGCCATCTCGCACCCCAAGTGCAAGCCTACCTTCGTGCCATCCAAGAGGCGCCTGGAGTGGCCCAATGGTGCCATTGCCACGATCTACTCGGACAATGACCCCGAGACACTCCGGGGACCGCAGCACGACCTGTTCTGGGTAGACGAGTTGGCCAAGTTCCGCAACACCGAGGAGATGTGGTCGAACCTCATGTTCGGCCTGCGTCTTGGTGTGCGACCGCGTGGTGTGGTGACTACGACGCCCAAGCCCATTCCGATCGTTCGTCGCCTGATGGAGGACGATCGCACGTTCCTCACCACAGGCACGACGCACGAGAATTTCGGCAATCTCGCCTCATCGTTTCGCGACGAAATCATCGCGCAGTACGAGGGTACACGCATCGGACGCCAGGAGCTGTACGCCGAGGTCATTGATCCCGAGGATTACGGCATCATCAAACGCGACTGGTTTCGCCTCTGGCCTGCCGATCGCGCCTTCCCCGAGTTCGTCTACGTGCTGCAGTCCTACGACTGCGCCTACACTGAGAAGACGATTAACGACCCGACCGCGTGCAGCGTCTGGGGCATCTTTCGCCCCAATGACGACTCGCCCTTTTGTGCCATGCTCATCGACTGTTGGGAGGACTTCCTGGCTTACCCGGACCTCCGACCCAAGATCATCGAGGAGTACGGCTCGATCTATGGCGACCCGGGCAAAAAGGTCGACATGGTGTTGGTCGAGGACAAGGCCGCAGGCATTTCAATCATCCAGGACCTGCAGCGCGCAGGGATCCCGTGCCGTGCGTACAACCCGGGGCGGGCAGACAAAGTACAGCGCTTGCATTTGGTAGCCAACATAATCGCTCGTGGCCGCGTCTACGTGCCCGAGTCCACACAACACCCAGGACAGCCACGTGATTGGGCCGAGCCTCTCGTGTCGCAGGTCTGCTCTTTCCCCGAGTCGCAGCGCGATGACCTGACCGACACCGTGTCGCAGGCATTGCGTTTGCTGCGTGACCTGACCTTCCTTTCAATTGACCCTGCCCCGCCCGAGTCCGAGTACTACGACGAGGACGAGCGCCGCCAAAAGGTGAACCCCTATGCAGTTTGATCCCCGACTCTCGCAGTACCTTGACTACTTGGACGCCATGCAGGCGCAGCGCTATGCTAAAGGCGGCAAGGTCGTGGACTTCCTGGCCGAAATCCTGAAGGGCAGCAGCAAGGCAAAGCCTAAGCCTACCAAGGATCAGCCTGACCCTGGTCGTCGTGCCGCACTCGGCCTGCCCAAGGACCTGACGCCCAAGCCGGGTGAGGTGGTGGTGAAGGAAGAGGTCAAGAAGGCCCCGAAGAAGGGCGAGACTTCCGTGTCGCTCACCGAGGCGATGAACGTGCCGATGAGCCGCCGCGACGTGCTCCGTGCTGGTGCTGGACAGGCGATTTCTGCCATGGCGCCCCGTGGTGCGCTGGGTGCTCTTGTCAAGGCAGCAGGGTCACCCACAGGAGTCATTGAGCAGGCAATCACCCAACCGGCATTAAGTCCTGCTAAAGCCGCAATGGCAGCCCCGCTTTCGGTTCAGGCGATGATAGCCAAGGCGATCAAAGAGGCTCAAGAGGCGGGGGTCGAGCTAAGTGGCGACGATTTGATGGAGCGAGTCATAGCGCAAAAGCCCCGCATGCGTCCGCGCACCGAGGAAGGCGAGGACAATCTTCGTATTAGAATTCTTGACATGGCAGACCCCGAATCATTCGACATAGCGGGCGTGTATCGTGAGTCTCCTGGCCCCTTAGGTCTGATGATGGACATGATGGACATCAAGCGCAGTCAAGACTTAAGGCAAGTCCTGCGGCAGGTGAGAGAAATGAACCCCGAGCACTACGAGAAGCTCAAACAGGTATCGCGCGACATTGACGATTTTCTGGGCGACGCGTATGGTGATGAGCTTCGCGATCTCGCCCGAGAGCATGGCGACGATTTTGGTGATCTTTTAGATTAAGGCATAATCATGGCAATCGAATTCCCACAACCGCAAATGCCCGTCGATGACGAGGAAATGATGCCCGATGAGGGCATGATGCCTGAGGAGGAAGACGAGGACGGCATGCTTGTGAACCTCGAAGAGGAATTCGCCGAGGTCGAGGAGCAGCCCGATGGGTCGGCGATCGTCCGCATGGAAGAGTTCAAAGGGCCGAACGAGGACGAGGACTTTTACCAGAATCTGGCCGACACCCTGCCCGAGTATGACTTGCAGAAGCTTGCGCTGCGCTATCTGGAGCTGATCGAGAAGGACAAGCAGGCACGCAAGGATCGAGATAAGCAATACGAGGAGGGCATTCGCCGCACGGGTCTTGGGAATGACGCGCCGGGTGGTGCCGACTTCCAGGGCGCAAGCAAGGTGGTGCACCCAGTGATGGCCGAGGCCTGTGTGGACTTTGAGGCACGGGCGATCAAAGAGCTGTTTCCGCCCGATGGCCCGGTGCGTACGCACGTGGTGGGCGAGGCGACCGAGGAGCAGACGAAGCGGGCTGAGCGCAAGCGCGATTTCATGAACTGGCAGCTCACCGAGCAGATCCCGAATTTCCGCGATGAGCAGGAGATCCTGCTTACGCAGCTGCCGCTGGGTGGCTCGCAGTACCTGAAATTCTGGTGGGATGCTCGCCTGCGTCGCCCCGACGTTGAGTTCCTGCCGATCGACAACGTGCTGCTGCCTTTTGCGTCGAACAATTTCTACACCGCGCAGCGCGCGACCGAAATCCACGACATCACGCAGCAGACTTTCCAAGAGCGCATTGACTCGGGTTTGTATCGTGACGTGTCGATCGTCCGGGCCACGATGGAGCCTGAGGAGTCCGAGGCCCAGAAGGCCACGAACAAGATCGAGGGCAAGACGCCGAATGAGAATGAGGACGGCGTGCGTCGTGTGTATCACATTTACTGTTACATGGAGCTGCAGGGCGATAAGTTCTCCGAGGAGCAATACGCGCCCTACATCCTCATGATCGACGAAATGGACACCGAGGTCGTGGGCCTGTACCGCAATTGGGAGCAGGGCGACTCGACGATGACCAAGCTCGATTGGGTGGTTGAGTACAAGTTCATTCCTTGGCGTGGTGCCTATGCGATTGGGCTTCCGCACCTCATTGGTGGGCTGTCCGCTGCACTGACTGGCGCATTGCGTGCGCTGCTTGATACGGCGCACATCAACAATTCGGCCACAATGCTGAAGCTCAAAGGCGCGAAGATTTCGGGTCAGTCCCAGTCCGTCGACGTCACTCAGGTGACCGAGATCGAGGGCGCACCGGGCGTGGACGACATCCGCAAGATCGCCATGCCGATGCCGTTCAACCCCCCGAGCGAGACCCTCTTCAAGCTCCTGGGCTGGCTTACTTCAGCGGCGAAGGGCGTAGTCACGACTTCGGAAGAGAAGATCGCCGACATCACTAGCACGGCCCCCGTCGGCACCACCCAGGCGCTGATCGAGCAGGGTGCGGCGGTGTTCTCGGCGATTCACGCCCGATTGCACGAGTCGCAGCGCAAGGCGCTCATGATCCTGCAGCGGATCAATCGTTGGTACCTGGACGACATGATCGGCGGTGAGACCCCGACGAATCTCGAAATTCGGCGTGAGGATTTCAATCGCTCGACCGACGTGATCCCTGTTTCCGACCCGCACATCTTCTCTGAAACGCAGCGGATGGCGCAGAATCAGGCGGTCATGGCGTACATGGACAAGCACCCGGAGCTTTTTGATAAGCGAGCGGTGGTGTACCGGGCGTTGAAGCAGATGAAGATCCCGAACATAACGGAGCTGATGCCTGCGACCGCAGAACCCATGGAGATCAACGCCGCCGAGGAAAATGCCGCGATGTCGATTGGCCGTGCCGCCTACGCGTACCCGCACCAGAATCAGCTGGCGCACATCCAGGCGCACCTGGACTACGCGCTGAATCCGATGTTGGGCAGCAACCCGATGATCGCACCGGCGTACCTACCGAAGGTGATGGAGCACCTCAAACAGCACCTTATGCTCTGGTATATCAACCACATGAACGGATATGTGGAGGAGTCACTTGGAGGAAAAGTTAAAGATTACCACGTCGCTGGAATTACAGGTGATATTGATAAGCTTTACGCTTTGGCTTCTCAGCATACTATTCTTGATGTTGAGGAGTCATTTGCGAAGGTCATGCCCGCCATCCAGCAGCTCCAGCAAGTCATGGCGCAATTCGCGCCGAAGCCGCCGATGGACGGCGGTGATCGCGTCATTCTTGAAACGTCTATGGCCGAAACGAAGCGGCGGGCGGAGAAGGACAAGGCGGATCTCGCGCTCGAAAAAGAGCGGATGATCCAGGAGGCGATACGGGCGAACCGGGAGCAGCAGATCAAGATCGCGCTGAATGCGTCGGATAACCTCACCGATGAACGAATCAAGACTGCGGAGATCACGCGAGACACCGTGGCTCTGCAGCAGGAGCAGCAGTTGGCTGCATTAACCGCGCTGCAAGGCGCATCTGAAACCTTAAGGAGTCCTCAAGATGGCAACCTCTGATCAAGAGCAAATGAGCGAAATGGTGCGTATGAAAGCCCGTCTCGCTATGGGTGCAAAGCTGGATGGCACCTCGCTGCAGGCCAAGGGTGGGCAAGACAAGAAGTCGTCTTCCAACGCCCGTGGTAACGCTTCCAAGGGCGCTCTTGCCCGCGTGAAGTCGAAGTAAATGCTAGTACGGTCGACTTCGGAGTTCATCTCTATGGTGAAAGCCGAGCAAAGTCGAATTTCTCAATCACTCGTCGAGGGCCACGCGGTAAACTTTGAGACTTACCAACGCCTCGTCGGCCAGCATCAAGGGCTTGCAAAAGCTC